ATCTGCTTCTCTCGATCGAACAAGGACGTGTTGGCATCTCCCGACAAAGCATCCAGGTTGGTCCGACGAGTCTCGCGGTTGATGTCTGATGTGGACAGCTGCGTGCCGAGGTTCGACATACGCGTTGTGCGCGTGCCGTCCGAATCCATAGCTAGCGTATCGAGTGCCGTGTTCCGGTTGGCGTCCCGGTTCGACAGATTGAGCCCCAGCGAATCGAGCGCATCCTGGTCATCACGAAGCAGATTATCCTGCTGTCCGGCACCGCGCAGGCGCAGATCCAGACCAAGACGATTTTCGGAATCGCGGTTCCGGGCCAGCGCACCGATCTCTGACAAACGATCCATTTCACGCGAGTCACGAGATTCAGCAAGCGAGCGCCGGTTGGTGTCGATGGTTCCGGCAAGTCCGGCCGCTTCGGCGTCTCCGCTGGAAGCAAGATCGGCCAAGATGCGCTCACGCCCTAAGCCCGTTTCTGCTACCAGACTGGACCGACCCAACAGGTTCTCATCCAACGCCGTAGCTCCGGACAGAAGCTGATCCAGCTGTGAACGGCGCGCCTGTCCTGCTTGTCCGGCCAGCGCCCCGCGATTAGCGAACTCGTCAGCAGTCAGGCGGGACAGTCCGCGCTGTTCCAGGTCCATCGCCCGGCCCGACACAAACCCCCCACGGGCAGCAGCCGATCGACGCTGGTCCTTGATGAAGTCGCCTTTCAACTGGTTGAATGCGGGATTCTCTCCGTTCAACTGACTGAGGTAGAAGTCCTCCTCATAGGTCGGACCTTCTGACGCCAAACGGTTATAGGTGTCTTCCAGACCACGGGTGGCGTTCGGGTCGAAGCCGGCCAAGAACCGCCCGCTGTCACCTTCGCCACTAGCCATGGAAGTGCGCATCCGTCCACCAGCGGTGTCGCCGCTGACCAGACTGGACAACATCCGGCCACCGGCCGTCGTCCCATCACGCATCTCGTTTTCCAGCAGTCCGGCGTACACGCCCCCCTGCATCTGCTCCATCATGCTCTGTGTTCGCCCGGACTGCGCGTCGTATACGCGTTCGTTCAGATCCGTATTCACACGGGCCGTGCTGGTGGGCTGATTTGCAAACTGCTGACGCGAGGTCATCCGCGCATCGAGCGCATCCGGACCGAGATTGCGCCGTTCGGTCATGCGCCCTTCGGCGTTGGTGCCGCCGGTCGCGAACGACTCCAGCATACCGAGGCGCGAATCAAGCCGTGAATCATCCGGAGCGCCGGCCCGCGCGTTGTAACGATCCATCAAAGGGTTCGGGCCGTATCCGGTCTGTTGGCGCCGACTGAAGTAGTCCTGTGCCAGTGTCGGCTGATAGCTGTTAAAGTTGCTGTAGTAGTCCTGTAGCTGCGTTGACGGTCCACCACCGCCATAAATTGGCGTTCCGGTGGTTGAGGCTCGCGGCGTCGGCGTACCGAAACCACCGCCGGACGGCGATGTACCCATGCCACCAGAAAGGCCGGAAAGAGCCGCACCACGCGCGCCACCGCCAGCGCCAGTCCCGCCATAGGTACTCCGCATCGGATTCGGTGGTGGTTGATAGCCAGTCTGCGTGCCGCCGTAGCTATCGAAAACGCTTTGGGCACCGCCGTAATAACCCATCGACCGCTGGCGAGCATCACCATACGCTCCAGCTGCACGTTGCCCCGCCGCACGTGTGTTGCTGGCAGCATTCTCGTAACCGGCTTTGATTTGACGTGCAGGGTTACCGTATGCGGTGTTGTATGCGCCTTTGACGGCGCCGACTACTCCGCGCTTGATAGGTCGATATGCGCCAAGTGTGCCGAGATTTATCAGACCTTCCAGTGAATTTAGTTGCTGTTTCTGTTGCCACGTCGGCGAAGAAGTGCCCGGTCCAATCGGATCGTCTTTCCCGCGTTGTTCTTGTGCTGACCATGGCGGCATTTAAAAATCCACCTCTTCAAACATCGCTTTGCCTGGCGACAGATAATGCGCCTCGGCCGCCGATCCAGACACCCGCCACGACCGGCGCCGATACGGCTCCCCTGCCGGGCTTACAATTCCAACTGTCTCATAGTCCCCCGGCACGCCCAACGAGATTTGAATGGGAGGGACGTACGGACCAAGGTTATCACGCCATGCAACACTGACCCCAGAATCGGCGGAACTGGCCGATCCGCGCTGCATGGGAAATTCTGCCTGGATACAATGCTGGATACCGGCGCCACCCTGCATACCAGTGATGATTTCCCACTTTAACGGGTCATCCATGTCGCTATAAGCGTCGAGACTCAGCTCGCGCAATTGTCCATCCGGCATGCCGACGATGTGAGTATTTGTTGCCTCGTCCCAAAAATACGCAGTCGGTGCCCACGGCTGCCAACGGCTGTCAGCCCATCGGCGAAACTCCGACCAACGCTGCGATATCTTGTCCCACGCGAACGTGCGCCCGTCAGTCGGGCATACCCACACGCGCAAATCAAACGGGCCAATATTGCAGCGGAAGCCCCAAATATCCTCGAAACTGGTCATCGCCGCTGTAGTGGTTGCGATGCCGAATTTGGAGATGTCAACATAGCCACGCATGTCTGACATGATGAAGCGCTTATTGTTGTCGAACCACCACGCGGTGTCTTCGTCCACAATCAAGCTTCGACGAGCAAGAATGCCAATGTCGAGCACCGCCCCGGGAGCGAACGTCTCTTCCGGATCGCTCAAGAAAACCTGTGCCGACTTCGTACCCAGCATGTACAGCTCGCCGCCGGTTGAAGCACACGTCACCAGGTCATCCGGGCGCGCTTCAGCCTCGCGAAATTCGAACGTCTGATCCCACGTTCCGATACCGCCGTCTCCGAGATCGGACCAGAAGAATAGTCCCCCGCCGCCGTTTCGAACAAGCACAAGCCTTTGCGCGAAAAAAACAGTTGCTAGCGCGGCAGGGGGAGAACCGCCAAGAATCCGACTCATGCCCGGCGCGATCAGTTGAGGCGGACCGCCGGCTGAGGCAATTGCAGCGTCACGCCCGCTAGACAATTGAATCGGCAAACTTCCTTGAACAATACCATCACCGTTGTTGTAGCGGAGGATAAGCGTTCCAGAATTAGTCAGTTCCCACGGTAGATGCCCTAAGGATGAATCAACAACGTACAAAATCGAGGTGCCGATTCGAGTAATCGCCTCCACGGGGCCTGTATACACTTCGTAGCCGGTCAAGTTGAATTCGAACCGGCTCCATGCACGAATGCCTGGACGCGTGCAAACAGGCCGTGCCGAACCGGGTGGTCCCACCACCAGCGTGTTCCGGGCGTACGAATGGCTATCATTCGACGGGTGAACGTCGTTGATTCCGTCGTCCAATAGTATTGGGTTTGGATCAGGCATCAGGTCACATCGACGCGCGCTCCTTGTTGAATGAATCCGGTAACGCCGCCAGTGCCGGTATACCGAAATCGATAGGTGGTGGTGGTCAAAGTAGCCAAATTTCCGCCGATGCCGTGCATACCGGCCCCAAAAGAGATGGTGATGTTTCCACCTGTGCTGTTGTGAATTTGGATAGAAACTTCGGCGCCAGGCCAGGCGAATGCTGCTGTAACACCATCAGCTAAGACGGGAAAGTTGATGGTGAAGTTTCCGGTGGCGGTGCAGGTAGTGACTTCGGCACCGAGACGCGGAGACGCGGAGGCTCCGTTTGCGGCGGCAACTTGTTGTTTACGACTAAGAGATACGAAGTTGCCGGTACCAGTAGCGCCAAGAACGATCGGGTTTCGCCACGTCGCCCCTTGCGCAATGTTATTGCCCGATTCGGTAATTGATATACCGACTGATCCAGCCGCAACACTGATTAATGTCGGAAAAAACGGAGTAGTAATATTATCCGTCGCGCTGATTTGTGATCCTATACCGGCATTAATTACATAGATAAGTGCAGCTGAATTAATGTGATTTCCGGAAACACGGATAAACACATCATCCGCAGTATCGATAGAGACCAGCGGACAGACCGCAACACATGCACGAATAACTAATCCATCGTCTCCGACAGTGCCGCCGATGATATCGATTGCTCCTGTCAGTGCTGCAGTGAAGAGATTAAAACTCGACGACTCGATTACTCCTGTAACAAAGTTTAATGAAAAGCTGTTTGTACCTGTTATTGGACCTGTCCAATTTGAGTTCTTTATATAAATGCCAAACGCAGCGTCGAGTAGCGTGGCCGATGTTGAGGTAGTTTCAATTCCGATATCTTCAATCTGAATCGAAAACGTACCCATCGAAAACGTAGCCACGCTATTACTAGACTTCAATAAACTCGAAAACTGGCCATCTCCACGGATGATCGCAGAATCCGGATTTAGCGAAATTGTTGCAGTAGTCAAATACGTCCCCACTGGGAAATACAAGACACCGCCACCATTTAAGTTCAATGCGGTTACGGCGGCGGAAATAGCCGCTGTATCATCCGTCACGCCATCGCCAACGGCGCCGTAGTCCTTAACGTTAAAGACGAAGGTGTTCGAGGTAAGTACAGCATCGAAAGCCTCAACAAGCGTTTCGTCAGCAACCTGTCCAGTACGACGGATCAGGAAGTCACGGGTCCCAGAACTTTCGAACCATAAGTCCATCGCCGCTTTGACGCTGATGATTCCGCCAGGGATGTCTGCACCGCCTGTGGGATTCGTTCCGGTGAAGCTAATAGAGCGCAGGTCGACACAGGTTCCCGCTTCACCGAGGCCTTGGAGGAAGACAACCGGCTCACCTGTCGACTTCACTACTTCCAGATTGACAAGATCCTTCACCCAAAAGTGCGCGCGTCCGGCTGCAGTGAGCGTGCGGTTGGATGACACAAAGGCGCACTCATAGTCCGAATACGCCGTTGCCGGCGCACCACTGCTTCCGTGCAGCGTGACAGCAAATAGTCCGCTTGGTGCTTCTGGATAGTACAGCTCTACAAGTTTTCCCATGGCTTAATCCCAGGGCCCATCACCGATAACAAACCGAGCAGGGCCGCGCTCAGTCTCATCATTCTCTGCACGCCCCAGCTCATCCAAGTACTCTTGGCGCATCTCGGAGGCCAGATCACGCCGCCCCTTAGACCGCGCAACTACGTAGCTGAGAAAAGCGTTCAGAGCTAGGAGGTACTTGGTGTCGACATCGGCAGTGACGTTGCCCGGCTCCATGTCCCGCGGCTTGCGTAAACGCGGAATGATGATGGTTGGGAAGTCCCCATTCGGCACGGGATATAGGTAGACGCGGAACGTGCCGCTTGTTTGTTTCTCAGGGAAGTAGAACGTCGGGACGCCAACAACACCTTTCGTGGTCAGCATCTGGTACTCGGCCATTGTGTAAATGCTGATGGGCCGTTCGGTTGTACCAGTGGTATCCCGCAATGTCGCGCCCGCCTCGACAGACATCGTGTCAGCAGCCATGTCGATGTATGCCTGACTGGCCACGAGAGACACCGGAACACGCTCCCGCGCACGCAGCATGACTCCGTCATTGGCCAAGGCAGTGGTCCCTAGCCAGAAGGCTTTGCGCATCATCGCCAGATCAGACGCCGCCGGCACGTGCTGGGTGTGCAGGAGGCCCATCATGTGCATCGCCAACGTGATCTGCGTGTCGACGTCGAACTCGGTTGTTGCTGTTGCTGAAATAGGCATTAACCTTGCCCCATGAACGCTTTAGGCGCCTGCCGGTAGATCAATCCCGTGCAGGCGGATTCGTAAGGGAAGAACGACGAGCGCGGCTGCAGTGACAGGCCACAACGGCCGATCTGGCCGAGATAGAACCGACGGTTCTCAGCGGCAGTACCGTCTGCCGCCCATGGGCGCGGTTCTTCGAGCGCGATTTTCAGCTCCTTGAACTGCGCTTGCTGGCGCATCGAATACAGCGCCGCGAGTAGGCCGGTCGCACCCAAGTCGTAGAACGTACCCGTCGCTTCGTATTTCACGGCTGCTAGCGGACTTCCATCCCGAACCTTTAGGGCGAACGCCAACGCAAACGTCGGATCGTATGTGCCCTTGAAGCTCACAGCCAACGCCTGCGCTCCGATCGATCCGTACGTCATCCTGAGCGGATCTGCTTCTGCAGGAACGTTCGCTGGATTCGCTCCGAAGGTCATCAACCAGTCGAACAGCGCAAGGACGCCAGCCGTGTCACCTAGCACAGCGCGTAGAACACGAATGCCGACGGCCCAGCCAAATCCGCTGATAATCGTTCCTGTCGCTGCCTCAGCATCCTCGTACCGCCACGAGCCGGTGCCGGTGAGGGAGAAATTGATATTCTTGTTAGCAGGATAAGCATTGTAAGAAGCGAATGGAGTGGTGGGAGATAAGCCAGTGAATCCGGCACCGACAGTGTTATCCCAAGCACCGACCATCCAAAACATCGTCGCTTCGCTGATGGCAGTAGCGACGGGCGTTTCACGAGAAGATGCGTACCCAGTAGTCGTGTCGGGCGAGCCGATCGTCTCGTTCCCTACCGCGCCGAGAAAGACTTGGTACAGTTCAAGAGCAAAAAGGCTGGCCGGTTCAAACAGATGGTCGTGCGCAGTCGTGACAGTTGGACCTGCGATCGTCTTGCGCGCGAACGCACCGAAGTGAACCAGCGTAGTCCCTGCCGAATCGGACGATGAGAATTGTACGCTAAGCCGGCCACCGCACTGACAGCTGCGACAGAACCACACTACAGCCCTGGCGGCGCGGAGGTACGCCGGGGTTCCGTGGACCTGGTAAGCACGAAGCAAGGCCAGCCCAGCCACAGCGCTGGGGTACGTGAACATGCTTGCCGGAAGGCTGGTGTTGGTCGAACCATTCTCGTCGAATCCGCCCCATCGATGATCGGCCGACGTAATACCGTTCGGCTTGTCGTCGTACGCGATTATGCGCGTAAGCAACCAATCCGCGATCTCTTGCAGTTTCGCGCGAGCGGTCGCAATCATCGAGTCTGGCCGGCGATTTTCGTTGATAAGGCCGTAGAGGTAGATGCCGGTCAGTCCTGCACCGAGAACGCCGTTTGAAAGCGGAATTGTGATCGATGCCGTAACAGTAGTCGCGAAATTTCGATTTGGGATAAACGCATCGTTCAGAGGCGTCTCGAAATCGATACGGTACTTATCGATTACGTAGTTGAAGATACGCTCTTCGCCGTTTTGGAAACTGTGGCGTGGCTCAAGCGGCTTCGCGTTCTTGTACGGTTTGATCGGGAACGTCTGTATCGGCACACGTTCCGCCCGCTGAGGCGAGATGTAGGCCGTGTGGTAATTGCAGATGAACCGACCGTCCACCTCGCGCATGGTAGCGCTGTCGCGATACATGCTGCACTTGTCGCAGACACGCATCGGTCTCCCGCGCGTGTAGAAGCTCATGCAACAAACTCCATGCGTGTCGAGCCGGTTCCGCCATCCCTTCTGTGGAAGGCGTAAACACTTCCAGTAGCAAGTTGAAGATCGGAATCATTCAAGAAATCCACATCGATTCCGTTCAGGCGCGTGACGGCTGCAGTCGCCTTCAACGCGTAGTCCGACCAGCCATAAGTACCGCCTTCGAAAATCACCGTGTCCAGTTCGACGTCGGAGATGGCAGCGGCGATTTCGAGCCCGATTGCCGGAACAGAACTGGCGCCGGACCCCTGAGAAACGAACGTACAGTTTTTGAGCCGCGCGTTCGAACTACCAGCGCCAAGCTGGACGCTTCTGCCCGATAGAAACGCATCGCACTCGAATCGGCAGCTGTGGAACAGGACACTTGCAGCAGTCACAGCTGCATGCGACGAGCCGCCAGCGCCGGGAATATTGAACGTGATGTTTTCGACCCACACCCCCGCCGCGCTTATCGCCAGGACAGGATTGGCCGTGCTGATCGCCAGCTTGGCGCGCGTCAGCTCGGTCCCTTCGCTTTGCAGTTTTAGGCCGGCCTTGTTGACGGCAAGGCTGGCCGCGATCGTGTAGGTGCCGCCGCCTATCAGCTGGATGGTGTCGCCGGCCGAAGCGTTGGTGATGGCCTGCGCGATCGTCAGGAGCGGCCGAGTCCGGTTCCTGCCGGCCGTCCCGCCCGCGTCCAGACCAGTGGGCGAAACGTACCAGTAGGACCCGGACATGAACACAGGGCTGCGAGTAGCGAGCCGTGCGCCGGAAGTGCCTCCTGGCACGTATACGTTTGGGCTAGCCATGTGTTCTCCAAAAGCGCCCTGTCAGGCAAGCAGGGGGCGGCGACGGAGAACAGGCGCCGAAGGGTGCCCGCCCGACAGGACTGAAAAGATGTTAGGCGCTGATCGGCGTCATCAAAGCGGCACGTTCCGCCGGAGCGTTGGTGACGAAGAGCCGATCTCCAAACTGCAGGCTCCCCGGCAGCAAGATAGCGCTGTTCGCACCACCGATGACCAACTGGGCAGCAGCATTCGCCAGCACGGCCAAGTGCAGGTCGTTCACCTGCCCGGTGATGCCGGCCATGCCTGTCAGGGCCGTTTCACTGGCAGCTTTCTTCGACTCCAGCACGTTGCGGTACATCTGGATTCCCAGGCTGGCCGCAGTCAAAAAGCGGACGACACCAACGGCAACGGCCGTCGCCACACGCACGGCATTGTCGTTGAACTTCAATCCGTTCGCAGCGACGAATTGTATTGCGGTGGTGACCTCAGCCGCCGTCTCGCCGTGGAATTCACACTCCTCGATGGTCAAATCATCGGCGCCGGCTGCGGTGGTCAGGCCGATGGTAGCGATCTGATCAGCGTCGAATCCGTGGAAGAACTTGCAGCGGCGAAATCCACAACCAGCCGCACTCACCAGCAGTGGTGCCGTAACCGTCAGTGCAGTTCCGCCGACGTGCGGCCCGGCCAAGAACAGCCGGAGGTTCTCCATCGTGATCCCTTGCGTGTCGAGAATCCACTGAGCAGCGGTGGCCGTCCAGCTGAAGGACGGAGCCGCCACATCTAGCCGAGCGTCACGAACATCCCCGACGATGTGCACATTTTTTCGCGTGCCGATCGCCGAAAAGAAGTCGGCCGTCGTGATGGCCGGTTCCACGTGTCCCTTCCGACATACGATGCGCGTTCCGCGGTCGGCGGTGTCAACGACGCCGTTTCGGAACAGCGAAGCCACCGACGGTGCCGGGTTATCGTAGTTCTCCCCGCCCGGAGCCGTCTTGTAGCCGGCAGACGCCGACCCGACGAACAACGTCTTGGCGAACCCGCGGGCGTCGCCGAAACTGTTGTTGCTGACTGCGTCTTCATACCATCCCATGGGATCGCTCCTTAGAAGTCGGAACCCTGCACCCGGCGCCAGTTGAGGCCGAAGGCGAAGGCGATCATCTGGTAGACCTGGAAGTATTTGGTGTGCGTCTTGTCGTCCTTGAACGATCGCATCTGCGCTTCGGTTTCCACGTTGCAGAACAGGCCCTGGGGTTCACCGCTGTTCACGAAGAACCAGTTCGACTGGGACGGCAGGTAGCGGTTCACCACCACCTCCAGGTCCTCATCGAACAGAACGTTGATAGCGTTCAGGTTGTTGTTGCTCTGCTTCTCGGACTTCAGGATGCGCTTGGCCTCCATCCGGTACTCCGGCGGAATGAGCAGCTTGCGCTTTCCTTCCTTCACGCCGACCTGCAGGCCGACGTCGTCCTTGAAGCGGTCGCCCTGAATCAGCGCAGCTTCCAGCGAAGACTGACTGAATGACGCCGTCCCGAGGTAATTGCTGTCGGTGCCACCACGACCCAGCTCGTGCGTGGCCGAGACCAGCGGCACTCCGTCCATGCCCAGCGATCCAGTACTGAACGCCTGGCCGAAGATGTCGGCGGCCAGGATCTCGTTCGTCTGCTTGACCGACTCGGCCAGCATCTCCGACGGCTGGATGTACTGTCGAATGGACATCGTGCCGTTCTTGATGAAGCGATCGGCGGCTTCGCTGATCGCCATCATCAAGGCGTACTCATACACCGTCACGCGCAGGGTCTGGTTCTGCTTCGGGACGTCGATCACGACCTGCTGATTCTCCTCCTTGCGGGGAGTCAGCCCCATACCGGACCACGAGGTGTACTCTTCCCACGGCCGATTGGTCGTGTCCTCTTCGAAGCCGAGCATCTTCCAGCGCGGCTTGCTCTCCTTGTACTTGACCCGGAAAGCATCCTTGACCGTGCCCCGGATTGAGGCGTCGTCGAAAATGTGACTGGTGATGCCTGCGACGGACATGGTGTCTCCTTTTCAGACGCCGGTTGCGCTTCCGCCGAACAGCGGCGGCAGGCCCACAGGGGGAACGTTGGGAACGACGACGAGTGCATAACCCGCCTGGGTCGGGTCATTGCCCGGCACATCCAGAAGCGGATTGATGATGCGCCACTGCAACGTGTCGGTGGTGTTGACACCGGCGATCGCCGCCTTGCAGTTGCCGAGTCCGTTCGCAGGACTCTCGGTACCGTACACGTGATTGATGTTCGCCCAGCGAGTTGCGCGGGCGGCGGCGATGGATGCCACGGCCGCGTCGGTCATCATCTTCCACCGGATGTGCTGGTTCAGCAGGCAGACCAAGATGCGCGTCCGATCCTTGTCGGCCGTCCACACGGTGTTGGCGGGCACCCGTCGGATGCCGGTCGTACGGACCTGACCGGTGACCGCATCTTTCAGCGACAGGATCTCGATGCAGACGGCGGTAGACCCGGCACCGCCAGCAGCCGCCGTCCGAAGAACCGAGCCGTCTGACTGAGCCACCACCGGATAGCCTGGGTAGATGGCCGCAGCGTTGTTGCTCTGAACTTCGATCTCCATGAAGTCCTGCTCGGTCGCGTTCAGCGGCACGAGGCCGACACCGTGAATGATGACGTTTGGATTGGCCATGATCGATTACCTTCCGCCAAACTGGTGAGGGGTGACGAAACCGAGGGTCGGGTTCGGGATGGGGGCTTTCGTGACCGGATCGTAGGCGCCGCTGGTACGGGCTCGATCGAACAGCGAAGCGCGCTGAGTGTTGTGGGCCCGGCGACGCGGATCGCGAGCGGCGTCCTTGGCCGCATTCTCCTCGGTCATCACGTACGCCGTCAGGTCGCCGAAAACAATCGGCGTGCCCTTCTTCTGGTCGACGTCGGCGCCGTGATAATTCTTGATCTCCGGGTCACCCCACAGAGCTTGCCGCCAGCGACGCCAGCCGAGTCGGCGGCGGTCGAAGTCGGACACCCAGGCGATCTTGTAGCCGGGGTTGCACTCGATGTGGAACGGCTCGCCGTACCCGTCGATCGGGGGAAGCTCATCCTCAGGAACGCTGTCATGGCGCCGCGCCGGTTCGCCCGGGGCTGCCTCAGCCTTCGATTCGGGGAGCGCCGTATCGTGGCGCCTCTTCCCGCGGCTCATCTCTTCGATCACCTCGTCTGTCTCGGCACTGAGCTTGTTGCTCATACGTGGGCTCCGTCGGCTTCGACTTCGCCCCGTACTGGATCCGCCGAGACCCAAGGAGGTGGTTTGCCCGATACGCCAGTAAGTGGGCTTTCTTACCGGGAGATGCTTACTAGTGATCCATAAGGGAAATTCGCCGTCAAGTAGGAAGTTCGCCCTTCACAATTTCGTTGAAGTACTTCGAGTACCGCTTGACAGGATCTGCGATTTTCTTGTAGCGCGGGTGTTCATTGGCGTGGCGGCGCATCATCTCGAATTGAGGATCGGACGCAACATTAGGCGTTTTGTCCCCGCCACCACCAGATCCGCTCATCGTTCCTCGCGCATTTCCGCCTACAGCCGGAGACTGGCGTTGAGATTCACCATTCGATGAAGGCTTGTAACTCGTTTCCAACCCGTGCGCGTTCGCATGTCGAACGATGCCTTGGCGAAGCACAGCGTTCCAGACGTTATCCGGCGCCGTCTCCAGGTTGATGTTTTTCGTCTTCGCAATGGTCTCCATCTGAATTTGGACAGCGGCGTTGTGCCGTCGGTCCTTCATCCAAGGTGCTGCCATCAACACAGCCTGCATCTCCGGGGTCGGCGCAACCGGAGTGCTCTGCCGAACCTCTCGAACGGTCTCCCGACGCGTATCCTCGGCAATTTCGCGAGTGTATTTCGCGTTGATCACGGCAACGTCCTTGAAGTACTGCTTCATGGTCGCGCCAGTAGGATCTTCCGTCGCCGGCTTGATCTTGTCGGCCGCATCCTGCAGTTCTTTGGCCTGACGATCTTCCAACGTCGGAGCAGGCGGCTTGCCCATTCCCTCGGCCGTACGAGCGAGCTGTTCAGTCGCCGCTGTCTGCGATCGCGCCATCCCTTCGATGGTTCGATTCAGGGTAGAGACTGTCTCCCGAAGAGCCGTGATCTCTTTGTGCTCTTCGTATCGACGGCTGCGCTCTTCTTTTCGTGAAGGTTTATTTGACGGACGAAGCTTTTCGCCGCCTTCTTCTTCGCCATCCTCTTCTGTAGAAGTCTCCTGCTCTTCCTCCTGTTCGTTCAGATCTACCTCTTCCGGCTCGATACCCGGCGTAACGTTATCGTCTTCGTCATCAGCAATGAGTGCCATAAGGTTCTCCTTTACAGAATGTTTTCCACAACCGGCTCGATCACATGCACGACGTTGCCTGTCTTCGCGTTCACTTCGCGAATCATCTCCATCACCGGCTTATCGCCTGACATGCGGCCATCCAGATCAACCGACTGATGAATCAGTCTGGCTTGAATACGCATGAGCTTTTTCTTGGCACGCTCCTCGATGGCCATTTTGGAAACCTTATCGGCAACCGTATTCGGTGAATAGCCTTCTTGCATGTACTTTGCTGTAGCGTCACGGACACGCTGAACGACCTCTTCCTCGCCTGCGAATCGAGCGAAGTGGATGAAGTCGCCCGGTAAGGCACCGTGACTTTCGAGGATGTCAAACGCCTCTGGACCAGCACGAAGCAGTATGCCGACTTGGAAGGGCGCATCGTGGCCATCGGCGTATTCCTCCGGGAGAACAAGATTGCCCTTGTACTCGTTCGGAATACGGTAGACGAGACATAAATCCTGCATCGGGCGGGTGCCCGGGTGAGGAATTTGATGCTCTTCCATCCGCTTCTTTAGCGTTTCTGCAGCATCGATGTATAGCTTGTCCCAAGCACGAGCAAGCTGACGGACATCGGTAGCGTTGGTAAAGCCTTCTCCAACGATTCGAGTTTTCACTTCTCCAATCCTCCGAAGTACTTTTCCAGCAACATCTCAAGATAATCGAGCTGACCACGAAGAAAACAGGCAGTCTCGCGAAGCTGCTCCGATGTCTGCGTCACCATTACGATATTTCCTGGTCCCATCTGTCGGGGTTGTAGATGTGCAGGCACAGCATTACCGGCAATTTCGAAATACAGGTTACGCTGCAACTGGAGCAGCAATTGGCGGAACTGCTGGCCCGGGCCCGTTCTCTGGAACGCCACCATCATTACCTCCAACTGGTCCACTGGGAGGCTTTCCGTTTCCTTTTCCTTGTCCTGGTTGTCCATTCTGTTCTCCTTGTTGCGGTCCCATCATGGGCGGCATAGGCGCCTGCATCAGCGCATCCACCCAAGCCTTCGGCGCATCGGAAGCCTTCAGCATCATCGCCGTGGCCGTGCGCAACATCATCACAGCAAGCATCGGGTCCAGCGCCGGGATGGGTCCTGAGATTGCCTGCGTAACCGTATCGAAGAGTTGCTTGGCCTTCTTCTGCTTGACCACCTTACTTTCCAAATTCGGATCGCAGGTAAACACGACCTCCATTTCACCAAGAATCATCTCAAAGTCCTGACGGGTGACCACAATGGGCTGTCCATCGTGATAGACCGTAGCGCCTTCATCTGGGAGGATAACGCTCAAGATGTAGGCGAGATTCTTGATGGAGACGGCACGACTCCGGTTATAGCGTTGTGCAATCACGCTGATGTTGTCGGTAGCATTCGAATGGCGCATTTCCGCCTCGGTCGCGGTCTCGCCCGACATGCCAGGCGCACCCATGGCGATATCGAACGCGGTGACCTCCTGGCTGTTCTTGTCGAACATGTCGACAGCCTTGTGCCAGTTCGGATCGACTTGCGGGAACTGAACGAAATGAATTCCCGCGTTCTGCGTTCCGACCTGGGAGGCTGATAGAGGCGACTCGATGATCTCGCCAAGTACCAGCTGTGTTTCGCCGCGAGTAAACTTCGCCTGACGGGACATCACGCCCGTCGGAAGCATATTCACGGTCATCTGATTGATGGCGCGGGTGCTGACCTGGTTCGCAGCCTTGTTCTGCCCGGCCACATCGTGCGGAATGCCTTCGCCAAGTGCACCGTCAGTGTTGATGTCGCAGTCGTATTTGGTCCACCGATTCCATGGAACCATTTTAATTGGCGCTGGCTTGGGTATCGCGGGTGGCGGCAGGGGCTGCGGTGTCGGCTGATACGGTTCAGCCGGAAGCTGCATCAGGCCATCAGGGCCCATCGTTCCCTGCGAATGCATAATGGCGGCGTCTTCATTTTGAAACTGCCACTGCTGCATCGACTGCTGGTGAATCTGATTTGCCGTCTCAGTGGCGGCCTCGTGCTCCATCTGCTCCCGCATGAACCGGAGCTTGTCCTTCAAGTCTTCGCGCTCACGCCGGGCCAAGCGCAACACACGAGAAGTCAGCTTGTCGATGCACACGGTAACGGGTGTCTGCCGACGCTCATTCGGCAACTTGAGCCAACGATCTTGTTCCAGAATGATGCGCTCGCCGTCGGGAATGTCTTCGATGTGCTCCTGCCCCATCTGGCGATCGGCCGTCTCCTTCAGCGGCCGCTGATCAATAACGTCGTATTCCCGAGCGGACATGTACTTCGGTGCGCCCGACTCATCATAGGAATCGGGGCCAAATATCGGCAGCTGGATGTCGTAGACCTGACTTCCTTCTTCGTCAGTTACACCTTCTCTCGGCCGGCGCTGTGGCTGCGTGATGCCGACGTAGTAACCGTTATCTTCTTCTTGCTCCAGCTCGTGTTGATGGTAACGGATACGACACGTGATCCGCGGAACGTCTGCTAGGTCGGCCCGATCAGCCTTCGATTTGTATTGAATCCATACGTCTTCAGGAAGAAAGATTTCTTGCTTCGCGCGTGGGTCTTCACGCTCGGAATAACAAACCTTCCAGACCTCGAAGATGCAGCCGTAAAGGTCAGTCTGTTTCAACCCGCGGTCGTGCGATGGAATATACTCAGGCGAGTTGAGCATATAGTTGTTCATGTACGTCGCGCAGCGATCAGCGACTTCCTGCAAGCCCGTACCCCCTACGCTGATTCCAAAATGCTCCTTCGATCCAGCCGGGAACATCTGCGGGAACTGCTTGCTGTGAAACATTCTCACAGCTCGCCGAACGTACGGAAGTGCAACAATAGTGAGGTTCTTCTGTCCTGGAACCGTATCGTTGGCCTCGCCCGCATAAAGCTTGCGATGCTTTTCGGCCATCTGACGCCAGCCCTCGGTAGACTTGTAATCGATCTCGGCGTCCATCAACACACGAGCCGCCACCTTGTTCAGGTAGTCGATAGGCAACGTAGCGGCGAGATTCGGCATCATCTGCGGACCGGTGGCCGCAGGCGTGTCGATGGGCGGCATTTCCTGCGCGCCTTCGACCGGCATGTTGCCTTCTTCGCCCGGAGCTTCCTCCAATGGAGGCGTATCCATATTGTCTTCCGGGTCCATAGGCTTCTCCGGAATCTCGTCATCGTCATCAGGAATGAGTGCCATTACCAGTTAATCCTTTCGCTCACTATCTTGAGCGGTTGACGAGCTTGGATGAAATCGAGCACTTCTGGAATCTGATCTTGGACGCCTTCGGGCGGATGCCCAACTTCGCCATAGCCTAAGGCATCTAGGTCGTGGTCGTTGGTCCCCTGCTTGCTCTGCCAGACTTCAGGGTTCTTCTCATCGAACGACACGTCTGGGATGGACTTGTACGGCGAGACGATGTCCGGCTTTCCGTGCTCGTCAACCATTTTGGTTTCGGTCGTGCCGCGGAAGATTCGCAGCCCGGCGATGGTGAGCTTCCCCTTTGCATCCGGGAAACGTTGACGGAGGCGCATGCGGATGATGTCCCCGGCCTGCTCACGAAACGTCTGCCCCTTCACGCTCGGATAAAAGCCGGTACCGATACGCTCAAGCTGATCGCCGCGAGACTCACAGTCGGCGCTCTCGCCCTGTCCGGCCCAGCAGGAGGCATCCATCGGGCCTTGTACACGAGATATGTCGTTCTCTTCATCCCATTCGGGCCCGGTGACGTTGACCCATTTTCCAGTAGGACTGATCCATCGTAACGGTTCCCGCTCGATTTCCTTGACTTTGATTGCCAGTGCGTGTGCGGTCAAACCTTTACAGTTGAAGGCTCGATAGACCACATGCCAGCCTTCCGGCGACACGGCAATCCACAGCACCGAAGACAACGACGAAAATCCATAGTCGCCGCACTTAAAGCGCGGCCAGTGAGACGGAATCGAAAACGGATCGCAAACATGAAAGGCAGGATCCCAGTCCTCGCCGACCCACGCGCCTTCATCGACGTCCCAATCGTTCAGGAGTAGCGCGCGGCGCGTGAATACTGATTTGCCGGCGAGCGTGGCTTCATACGAGCCGTCTTCGGCATAGGCCGGATTGTCGTAAAGGTTGCAAGGAATGTAGACCTGTGCAGCGATGATGATACGACCGTCAGCAAGCTTGACCTTGTTGACGACTGTCGTCTCGGGATCGGCAGCACGAACGAAGCGGCGCCTCAGCCATTCTTTGGTACCGGCAGCTCCGTTGATAGGGTTCGTGAGGATGTAGAGCTGGCACATCTTCGACAGCGTAGAATCACTGGACCGAATGCGTGTGTCGATTTGGTCTATCTGCTTCTTGGTGAACTGAACACCTTCATCCAAGACAACGATGGTGTACTCACCGCCGTAGTATTTCTTCCAGTCACCGTCGTGTTCCATGCCGGCGAACTGAACGTGCATACCGTTCGGAAACCGGGCGAGCTTGTTTTGAGAATCCCAGTGAGCATCCGGGTCGATCTGCTTGAAGTAGGTGAGGAAGTCGTCAATGACCTGAAGAAGCTCCGGCATCGTGCGCCGGCAAAACAGCGTCCAGGCCTTCGACTGGAAGTGCTCACCGCGAGACTTGGCCTCTTCATATCGGGACTGTTCAACGTCAAAGAGTTTCAGCCAGAGACGTGCACCGGCATACGTCTTGCCGGGACCTGCACCGCCACCTCCGAGCACATAGCGTTCGGTGGCCGAGAACAACTTCTCTTGCTGGCCAAGGAACGGAGAAAATACGATGTAGTTCGGAAGGTGGTCTCGGCAGACCAGACGATAGCCTGTCTTACTCTCTTCACTCGGAATGCGGTGGCACGCGGCCTTAGAGCACTCGGAGCACTGGCCGAACGGGGATTTGTTGAACCCGTAAGTATTATCTTCTGTTCGTGTCCACGCCCCGAGGTTCATCAACCGAACTCTTCGATGATGATCAAGCCATCTCGACCGAACCCACCTGCAGTTCCTGCCCCACCGGCGAATACAATCGCACCAGCTCCTCCAGCTCCACGTGCTTGTCCGGCCCGCCCGGCATCAGCCAATGCTTGGGTCAGAGACGCCGTCGCCATCGTCCCGGCCGCGCCACCGCCGCCCCAAAAAGATCCTCCTCCAGCACCGGAGATACCGAAGACCGAATCAAAAGCTACGCCATCACAGGACACAGCAAGTCCGTACATACCACTGCCACCAATCACACCTTGCCCCGCGCCAGTTCCGCTCGTTGCCCCGCCAAAGTTTCCAAACCTGGATATAGTCGTTGCTGCGTGGTCAAGACCAGATCCGGCTCCACCGAGCCCGCCGTTTGCGACCGCCAAAGCGCCGAGAAAGGACTGCCCACCGGCAACGCCGTCACCGCCTGATGTACTGCCGCCAGCTCCACCGGCGCCGACCATTCCAGCCAATGACGTCCCGATTTGTTCGATTGTGATATAGAAACGCCGTGTGCCGCCAGCACCGCCACCGCCGCCTACCGCGACGCTGTTGTTTGAGCCGTCAGTATCCGCGCCACCGCCGCCACCGCCAGCTCCCGTAACCCACCCAGTCGCGAATTTCGTTCCGTCTGTTGGGAAGTAGGTAAATGGTCCGGTGGTGGAGAAAATCTGCGGCTGACTTACTGCGGAGAGAGAGCCAAGACGCAACTTCTGTAGAAGCGGAATCGCTTCATTGTTGAGGAAGTCTTTCGGGTCCTCGGCCCGCTGTCGAATCGGCGGGAATTTCATTTCTTCTCATCCGGGTCGGAAGCCTCGATGACCTTGCGTATAGGTGAGGCCGTCGGAAGGCAATAGCCGCGCGCGGCGGCAGCTCCCGGCGCGGCTATCATTCCAGCTACGATTCGGAGACGCTCTTTGTGCCGGTCCTGCGCATTGTGGCAGTACAGAGGGGCGTTGGCCTTTCCCTTCTTGGCATCGATGGCTATCACAAGCCCCCGACGGGTCCAACCGAGAATGGCTAAGTGGTCATCAGGTAACTTCAGCAGTTGATAGCCTTCTTCGATATCCTGGATCTCCGCCGCGCGGTCCATAGCCACAGTCATTTCAAAATCGGACAAGGCTTGATGTGCCAGGGCCTGTTGTAAGGCCTGGAAGGCTATTCCGCGCGGCGGGTCCGACGACTTCATTTCTTAGGCTTGTGACCGACAACAGGACGAACTTCAGCGTGCTGATGGAATGAATCGACTTTGACACCAGGAGGCAGGGCAGCTTCGACACGTTCCTTGACGGACAGCTTCGGATCACGAACCTTGTCTTCGTTTCGAATCATCTCGCCTTCGAATTCGGCGACGAACTCATCCACCAGCGCTTCAGCTGGCGTGTTCACAGCTTCTAGGACGGCCACGGCGCCGCGGGATTTAGCGGCTTCGACAGCTTTGTCCTTGGCCAGGTGTGCTTCGATCTTTTCCTTCGCTTCTTTCTCGGAAGTTGCGCGAACGGTAATGGCCGGTTCGGCGCTTCCGATGCCCGGAAAACGCGTGTACTCCTCCACTGCCAGTACAATCTTCGGCGTCTTTTGACCAGCGGCCTTCCTGGCCAAAATCTCTTCCAACGTCAACGGTGCGCTCATCTCATCCTCCCATCGGTGCGATTTTTGTTTGGCTTGCTACGAAGATCGGCACGTCGGCACCGCGGATGTAGTAGCGGCATCCGCACAAGGTGGCCCGCATCTTGCCTTGCTCGATGAGCTGGCGAACACGGCGCGGGGTTATGCCCATGGCCTTCGCGATCTCGCCCGGCTTGAACCACTGCAGGGTTAAGTCACGGGCCCGGTTCCACTTCTCGACGTGCCCGGCGTACCAGTGGGGCGTCTTCTTGCCGTCGTTGTGGACCCAAACGTAATCGGCCGGCGCTCCCGTTAATGGGTGCGTCGGCCGAGTTTCGAATGACTCAAATTGTCGAACTAGGCCCACAAATCGCAGTGTGGACCTGTCAGTACTTCCCCGTCAAGTCATGACGCGGAACGGCTAAGTTTGGGGCTTGCCGCCATGCCAGGCGTTCGCGCCATACCAAGCGCGTTCATCGACGTCCCAATCATTGTTGAGCAAGTCACAGCGCCGAATACCGACTCCACCCGAGGCTTTTCGCTGCAGGCCTTCGATGTACTCCTCTATCTTTGGGTCGGCCGGCGGAACGCTTATTTCGGTGATATCGAACTCCGTCTTTGTCGGCTGCGGCTCGTGGCAGTTCGTGCATT